TGACGGTTACTCTAAACCCGACAGCCCTTGATTTCCGGTCTGCTACGCTTGGAAGTGGTGTTGTAACTACCCGCAACATTGGGTCGGCTATCAGTGCTGTGGTTCCATCCGGTGCTACTTTGGGGACGACAAACGCTGTTTTGTCCAAGGTCACTTTGATTGCTATTGACAACGCTGGCACGATTGAACTTGCAGTGTGCAACGGGTCTTTGTCTTTGGATGAATCGACCTTGATTAGCACGACTGCCTTGAGTGCGGATGCTGACAGCGCCACGGTGGTTTACTCGACCACAGCACGTACTAACGTACCTTTCCGAGTGGTTGGTTTTGTTGAAAGCACACAATCAACGGCGGGGACATGGGCATCGGCTCCAAGCAAGATTCAGGGTTATGGTGGTTTGGCTTTGTCGCCTGATATTAAGGCGGCGCTAAACGCATCTGGTTCTGCCCCAATCTACGCTTGCCGCGCATGGGTGAACTTCAACGGCACTGGCACTGTGGCGATTCGTGCGAGTGGGAACGTGTCAAGCATCACTGACAACGGCACAGGCGACTACACAGTCAACTTCACGGTGGCTATGCAGGATGCGAATTATGCTGTTGTTGATGCAGTTTCCAGTGAAAACTCTGCGTCAAGCAACTTTACGCTTAATGCAGGTGCTTTAAGCACAACAACAAGTTTTAGAGTGGGATGCAGGCTCCGAGATAGCGGGGCCGCTAATGACCCTCCTATTGCTGCCGTCTCCGTTTTCCGCTAAAGGACACACCATGAACCGAATAATCTTTATCCAAGACAACGGCGTGGTCGCTGTCATCATCCCAACACCAGAAGCCCTTGAGCAGCACAGCATCCAAGCGATTGCGATCAAGGACGTTCCTGCTGGCAAGCCATTCAAAATCGTGGACGCTGCTGACATTCCATCTGATCGCTCTGAGCGCAATGCTTGGACGGTTGACGAAGCTGACCTGACTGACGGTGTTGGTGGTGTTTCTAGCGAATTTGAGGTGAAGCCATGATTATCAAGATTGACCCTGCTAAACAAGCAGAAACCATCAAGAACAGCATCACCCAAGCAACCCAAGACCGTTTGGATGCTTTTGCCAAGACTCGCAATTATGACGGCATTTTGAGTGCTTGCACTTATGCCACGAGCGCCAATCCAAAGTTTGCTGATGAAGGGCAATACTGTGTTGAATCACGGGATGCAACGTGGGCCAAGCTGTATGACATCTATGAGGAAGTCAAAGCAGGAACTCGCCCAATGCCTAGCGGGTATGACGCTATCAAGGGTGAGTTACCTGTCTTGGAGTGGCCTGATGCTTAAGCGATTCCTAGCCATTGGTGACGCTTTTAGCCAACTGTGCAACGTGGCTTTTTTGCCACGGCTAGACGAAACCAATCCTAACGAATCAATCTCGGGTCGGTCTTATCGCCAAGGCTGGACTAAGACGCAGAAAACCATTGATATTTTGCTGTATGTCTTTGAGAAAGAGCATTGCAAAAAGTCATACGAGGCTGACATTGAACGGGCCAAATCTTTGTTATCAAAGGAAATCAAATGAAACGCATCATCCTTGCCACTGCTCTGGTTTTGACCTTGACGGCTTGCGCCACGGGTCAAGATGCCTACTACAACGCTATTGCCGAACGTGAAAAACGCCAAGCTGACAACGAGCTTCGGGCCGATACTGCGATTGCTAACATGGCCGCTACTGGTGACGCTCAGGCAAAAGGCATGGGCTTGATGTATTTCGCACTGAAGGCGCAGAACAAAGGCTCTCAATCCATGATTGCCGCACCTAAGTCTGTGGCAGAACAAATCCTCCCCTGGGCATCTTTGATTGTTCCTTCGCTGACCCAAATCTACGGCATCAAGGCTCAGACCGATGTGGCGATCACAAACAGCAACAACTCGGTGAAAAACCAAGAGTCTAGCAATGACATGATTGTGGACTTGGTTCAGGGCCGCAAAGAACCCATTGTCGGAAATTCTGGTCAAGTCTTGCTCTACGGCAACTGATGTACCTAAAAGCAGGTTTATTCGCTGCGGGGCTGGCTGTTGGTTTTTTAATCAACGGCTGGCGCTTGGGGTATGAGATTGAACAAATTCAGCATCAAGCAACCGAACGTGAAAAGGCTGCTATCCAATCGGCGGCTGATGAGTCTTTGCGACTTCAAAAGGTAAAAGATGAAGCACTTACAAACGCCCAAATTGTTGCGAGCAAAAACCGTGCTGCTGCTGACGGGGCTAAGTCTGAGCTTGTTCGGTTGCGCGACCAAATCGCACACGGTCGAGGTGAAGGCGTCAATTCCTGCGCCTCCCCCGCTTATGTTGAAGCCCTCAGTGACGTATTCGCAGAGTGTTCAACAGAAATTGTCGAAATGGCGAGAACGGCTGACGATCTCTCAGCAAACGCCCAACTAATTTTTGAGGCATGGCCAAAATGAGTGATAACTTTGTAAAGCAATTCCCTATCTGGTTGGCGATCTGTTGGTCGATTGCCTCTGCCCTCTACATTGGCTTCATTACCTTTGGGACGATTCCCTCTGAGAATGTGCGCTTCGCCGACACTATCCTTGGCTTTTTGCTAGGTAGTGTGGTGGCAACAATCATCAATTTTTACTTCGGTTCGTCCGCTGGTTCTAAGGCTAAAACTGAAGAACTCAACACGCTGAAAAAATGAACTTATCCAAGCATTTCACTGTTGCCGAACTGTCTAAAACCTCTGTCCGCAACAAAGACAACACCCCAAGTCTGAGGGTGATTGACAACCTGCAAGCATTGGTTGATAACGTCTTACAACCGATTCGGGATAAATGTGGGCCTGTAATTGTGAACTCGGGTTATCGTAGTCCAGAGGTAAATAAGGCTGTTGGAGGCTCCAAGACCTCAGACCACACCCTTGGTATGGCCGCTGATATTGAAGTGCTAGGAATGGACAATAAGACCCTTGCTGAGTGGATTCGGGATAACCTCAAGTTCACGCAGCTAATTTTGGAGTTTTACACCAAGGGCGTCCCCGACTCAGGGTGGGTTCATGTCTCATACAGTCCCGATAACCTGAAAAACCAGACCTTGACCGCTAAAAGCGTGGGCGGCAAAACACAATACACACCTGGAATCAGTTAAAATCGGTCACAGAGATTGTCATTGTCTCTCCTGTGGTTGCAAAACCTTTGCCCCGGCCTAAAAAACCGGGGCTTTTTTTCGTCAGTTATGATGATTCTGTCGGTCAACAAGCTGAGTCGTCAAAATCGGTTTAGGGCCGTTATAAGCTGTTTTCTCGCCATTATCTAGACTGGGCAATGCATAGGCATCCATCGACCCCGGACGGCATGTAAACGGCTTTAATTCGGCTCCATCGTATTTCCCTGAAGGGATAAAGCGTGGGCCTGTTACCTGCGCCATTTCCCACAATTTCCAGCGTCCGTAATTGCAAGTGGCTTTCTTAAGTTCAACAAGTTCACGCATATATTGGCGCACGTTTTCCAGTTCCATGTCCAGATTGGTGGCTAGGCGGTAAACCGTGATGTTTGGGAATGAGGCAAGTTCAGCGATGATTCGATTGTGTGCTGTGTTCATAAAAAAGTTCCAGTTGATTTACCCATGTATTCCATTGAAGGAATAGTCGAATGTCACTGCCTCGAAAACCCATCTTTTTACGGGCAACAAGTAGGTGGTGTTCAATATTCTTTGCGCTGGTGTTCGTGGCGTTGACGGTTCGTTTGTTGTTTCCGTAGGTGCAATACATTCTCAGCACATAGCACTGGGATTCTGTAAGCCCCCACGGGTTTTTAGTTGCTCGGATTAGGTCGATTGGTTCGGGAGACATCGTGAAAGATTGGTGCCCATTTCGTGCGAGGTTCGGCGGCGTGGGTGATGTAGAAGTGAATCAGGTGGTTAAATAACTGGGTGTAAGTCATTTCAACCCCTGTTTGTGTTTGGATGAAAGCACGGATTTTGTCTATGTTGTCGTCCACGGGGATGGTGATTCTTTTGTGGTCGCTGTTCATAAAACCACCTTTACGACAAAGATGCAGAAAAGAACTATGTTGAGGGCTACAAACATCTCGCCCCACCAACGAAGCAATGAGGGTTCTTTTGGCAACTCTACGGGGCTTTCGTAACCAAAGGCTTGGCTGGCCGTCCTGGGGTAACGGTAGGTCAAAGGGTCGTGGCGTTTGGGGGTCATTTGGTTTCCCCTGTTGTTGGCAATGGCTGATCTTCATCCCAAGTAGCACCACATCGGCATTCACAGAACGGCTTAAAAGGCGCTACACCATCAGCCCAATGGGGTCGGTGGGTTTCGTAGTCATCAGCCCCGCATTGTGGGCAACTCTCGTGGTCTTGGCTCATTTCATCTCCTTGCAAAAGTTTCTCAATTCATTCATCCGGTTATCAGGCACTTTCCCGCCAAACCAAAAACCTAGACATTGTGAGGTGCTAGGCTCAACCCGTTTTCCATCAGAGTAGCCCTTGGCATACCCTTGTTTTTCACCTAACTCAAAAGACCAGTTAATCAAAACTGTCCCCAAAGCTAGGGCTAAAAGAATGACGATGTATCTCATACGTCACCTGGCAACCAGCCAGCAAAGTGCATCACTGCAATCGCTACAAAGATTGCAAAGCAGACCCCGATAACGAGAAGGTCGCCTTTGTCGTAGCCCTTGCGGTTGTAGGTTGCCATTGGTTTGTGTTTCATGTTATCTCCTGTTGTTGAAGCCTCTACTATACAACAAAACTTTGCACCACATATAGGGACAAACCCTTATGTAGAAACAGCCCCGAAGGGCTGTTGTATTTATGCCTCAAAAAGGCGGGTCGTCAAAATCGTTTGATTGTCGAGGCGCTGGCGCTCCCCGCTGTGCAGGTCGTGAAGCTGGCCGCTGTGCTGGTGCTTGCTGACCATCTTGGCGTGGCTCAAAGACCGAAATCAGGATGGATTCACCGCCACGATCATCTTGAACGCCAGCGGGGTTAAACCACTTGGCAAGCATGATAAAAGGCCCGTTATCGCCTTGCATCAAAGCGCCCACGTTCTGATAGCGATTCTTTTGTTCGCCTTGTTGGTTGGTGTATGAACCGACTTTGACCGCTAGGTCGTGTGTTTTGTGTGCCATTACTTTGCTTCCTCTTTGATAAATAAACCACTACTGTTCATGTGGCCCTTGCGGTCTTTGATTTCCTCATAAGCGCCTTTAAAGCACTCCACCAGGTCAACATCTGCCAAGGCCGCACCGATTACCAGCGTGACCATAACGTCCCCAATGGCATCCCTGTATTTGTCTTGCCAGTGAGCATAGATAGGCGTTTCAGCCATCCCTGCATCTTTCAAGACCTTGAGGGCCGTGGCCGCCTCTAGTAGCTCCGAGCATTCCTCGATGCTTTTCATGCTTTGGGCTTTGGGGTTGCTGTTGGGGATGATCTGGCGAGCCTCAGCCCACCTGATAACTTGCAACTCTACTTCAGCGAAACTCATTTTTAACCTTTCTTGATTGCTGATCGAACATGGGATGGTAGCAAAGACCACAAATAAATTTTTTGGTCTGCCTCTAAGTTTTCGCCTTTTAACGCTTCCACGGCGATGTCGGTTGCGCCCGAATCAACCATGTCGGTCAAACGGCTTGCCAGTTCACGCAAATACACCTGTTCTTCGGCTGTGACGTTTTCCTCTGGGTTGCCAATGGGACGGTGAACCATCTTGGGCGCGGGTGCTGGTGCGGGTTCTTCACCCTCTGGCAAATCCTCTCCGGCATAGACAAACAACCCCAGGCCATGCAAAGCGATAGCCTTGACCAAAGCCCGTTGGATAGAGGTGTTGATCTCAAAGGCGTTTGGCTGTGCGATTGGGCGGTTGTTGCTGTTCAACACGGGGTGGATTTGGCTCAAGGTGCAGCCGTTCACAGTCACTGCGACTTCAACGAACACCCCCGCATTGGTTTCCATGAAGGGCGCACCATTGAAGCGGCAAACCTCCCATGTAGCCTCTGGGTGGCGCTTTTTAAGCTCTGCCACGGCAAATGGCCACGACACGTAGGAAAACTTGCCTTTTTTCTCGATGTGCTTTGACACGTCGATTTTGTAAAGCTCGGTAAAGTAGTTCAAAGATGCTTCCATGTCTTTCTCCTGATGATTTTGTGAATTGTTTGAAATGCAACGCCATATTTTCCAGCCAAGCTAGCCAGCGAAAAATCCGACTTTTTGCCTGCCATAGAAAACTCATAAAGACCGCGAATTTCCAGCACTTCGCGCTCTGTCAATTTGTGAGTGCCAACACCTTCGCCCTTCAAAACAAGCTCTGGGTGGGTTTGTGTCCTGTGTTTTTCGCCCTTTGCCGACCTGCCTTTTGATCGCATATCTGCCAAGTTTTGGGCCTGAGTGCAGATCACTAGATGATCGGGGTTGTAGCATTTTGGGTTGTCGCACTTATGCGCTACGACCATGCCAGCAGGGATTTCTCCATATTTTTCGATTGCTGACAAACGGTGTACGTATGTCATTTTCCCCTGCACACACTTGACGCCGTAGCCATTACCGGCTGTTGCGCCTTGCCATTCAAGACATTGGGTTTCCATCGTTCTAATCCTTGAACAATCCCTGAAAGAGTGTGGCAAGCCGGGGATTAGACGGCGGTTCGGATGCCTCCTAGCCACGCTCTTATTTTATCACAGTTAGTAGCCCCGAAAGGCCGTGTATAAAGCCCGTTTAAGGGCGCTGATTGTAGTCATACCGCTACGGCGGTAGAACTTGAAAAGGCGGTAGATAACCATGTCATTCCCCCATCAATTTAGTGACCTCGGCCTCACGCACGGTCACGGTGTAAGGTGCATCAATGTAAGCGTGTTTCAGCTTCTCAATAGCCGCCATTTTGCGATCTGTTGAGTTAGCCCCGAGAATGATTGCCAGCGCCGCCAAGCCTTCGTCTGAGTAGACAATGAAGTCTGCAAAAGCATCGGCCAGAATCTTTGGGTCGGTCAACACGTTAACCAAGCCTTGAATCTCAGCATCTGTCTCATCCATCGGCGTGTGATCTTCAAAGCGTGTGCGATCTTCCTGTGCGTCAAAAGTCATGCTATCTCCTGTTGTTGAGCCTCAAGTATACAACAGAATTTTGTGTAAATTGCAAGTCATCATCATCGTTTACCCTAAGTTGCTAGAAAAAGACACACCCCATTGCTCGGCCATAGCTTGGGCGATTCCCTCATACGTTGCGCTGCGGATTTTCCACCTGGTAGCACTAGGGGCTAGTTTGTTTTGGCCGCTGTTGGTCTGATTGCCCCATCGTGGACGCGCTGTTTTGTCTCCATGACAATTTGCACAGCCATACTTTCCAGCACCCTCTGGCAGTTCAATACCACAGCAAACCCATCTCGGATCAATAAAATTTGTCGGGCGCAGCTTTGGCAAGCCTTTAAGCCATAGGCACGTTTTCTTGCTGGCATCGTGCCCAAACTCATAAGGGTTCACAATTTGGTCGGGTGGTCTGATGCGGCTGGAAATGACGCTGACAGGGTTTTCCACTGCTATGCGATCAATCGGCGCGTCCATCAGCATCTTTACAAAATCGAGCGCGTCCTCGGTCAGTTTAGGGTCACGCAGCCCCCTTGTTGTCCAGTGCATGCCGCTGACCGATAGGAACGTGCAAGGCGGGTGGGCAATCATCAAATCCCAACCGTCATGGATAACGTCCGCAACGTCTCCCTGGTAGTGGTTGCCTGGCGCATCTGTTGGAAGTAAATCGCAGCTCATTGCATCATGCCCTTGAGCAATAAAAGCATCACGCACACGGCCTGAGTATTCACAAGCAACAAGAACTCTCATTCTGCCTCCCACTCATGGGACTCAATCATTTCACGGGTGACAACGTATGTCGGGTTAAAGGTGAAGCCGATTTCAGCCTCAACAGTCACACGGCCTTTTTCTTCGTCATCAATGGCGATAAAAATGATCTTGTCATCGTCACGGTACTCTTTTTTCAAGACCACAATGTCGCCTTTTTTTACCTGGGTAAATGTTGTCATGTCTGCTCCTGGTGGGTTGTTGGTGCCTAAAGTATACAACGGATTTTTGCACCAAACGGACAAAAAATATTTTTACAACACTGCAAGACTCTTTGTTATACTACGCGCATGAAAAAAACCGACCAATACTATTCCTCACTTCTTGCCTACGCCCGTTCTATCAGCGGCTCATACCGTGTCGTTGCTGAAAAGCTAGGCGCATCCAGTGGCCCACAGGTCGAAGCGTGGACAAGGAACGGGGTTGCCTATAAGTGGCGTCCGATTCTTGATGATAAGTTTGGGCTTGCTTTTCGTAAGTTGAGCAAGTAAAATAGTTCTCGCATGGCTAGGGTAGCCCCCGAAAAGACGATTCGTTACCGTCCTGCCAAATGCGATTTTCAGTAACGACAACCGATAACGTAAGGTTAAAAAATGGCGACACTTTCGCTCAAAAAAGCCAAAAAGATTGGCGACACTCCCCTCCAAAACCTCCAAGACAAATTTGTCGTTGTACGCCAATCGCGTAAGCAGTATTCATGTCGGTTTACTGCATACCACGACACCTTTGAGCTTGCCTTAAAAGAGGCCAAGCGGCTTCAAAAAACCACCCCAGATCAGCGTTATCTCGTTTTGCAAGTCCAAGGCTTTGCAGACTGGGAGGCGTAATGGCACGGGCAAGAAACATCAAGCCGGGGTTCTTTAAAAACGAACTCTTGGCCGAGCTGCCTATCAGCACTCGATTAATCTTTATCGGCCTGTGGTGTTTAGCCGACAGAGAGGGGCGGCTAGAGAATCGCCCCAAACGCATCAAGCTGGAGCTTTTGCCGTTCGATTCGGTTGATGTTGGTCAAGCGTTGGATGAGCTGGAACAGCATGGCTTTATCGAGCGTTACGAGGCATCAGGCTTGCAGGTTATCCACATCCTGAACTTCACCAAGCATCAGTCACCGCATGGCACTGAGAGGGATAGCCACTTACCTGCTAAAGATGGTGCTTTGACTGTGAACAAACGAGGCAAGAACGGGTATGTCTTGGGTAATCAACAGTTGGATAACAGTGCTTTAACAGTTAACCCATCGTTAGATAACGCCCTGAATCCTGATTCTCTGAACCCTGATTCACCGAATCCTGATTCACTGATACCTGATAAGAAAGAGCCGCGTAAACGCGTCCCACCCCCCGAGGATGTTGGTCAGCAGGTTTGGTCTGATTGGCTTTTGCTGAGAAAGACAAAGAAAGCCCCTGTAACCGAAACCGTCCTGCAAGGTGCAAGGCAAGAAGCGGCCAAGGCTGGATTGACCTTAGAGGCGTTTCTCAAGGTGTGGTGTCAAAGAGGTTCCCAAGGTTTGCAAGCCGACTGGTTAAAACCAAACGAGAGGCCGCAAAGCAAAGGCAAGGTTCACAGTGACATTGGTTCAATGAATTATTCGATTGGAGTTAGCGATGATGGAAATTTCTAATCTTGACTTTACGCCTGAGCAAAAGGTGTGCCCTACGCATGGCCCTTATGAGACTCGACTTTTGGGCGGTGCTTTTCGGCACGTTATGCGCCATTGCCCTGAGTGTGCAAAAGAGCGTGATTTGAAGCTGGAGGCCGAGCGACTGGAAAAGCAGAAACAAATGATTGAACACGATCGTTTGCGTCGGCACGCCTATACGAGAATTCCTAAGCGATTCAAAGAGCGTCGATTTGATAACTATCAAGCCGAACTTGACCAGCAAAAAAAGGTTTTTGAGACTTGCAAGGCCTATGCAAGCGACTGGGATGCTGTAAAAGACTCTGGCAAGAGCATGATTTTTATCGGCAAGGTGGGCGCAGGCAAAACCCATTTGGCTTGCTCTATCGCCTATGAAGTGGCCGAGCGTGGTGGGTGGCCTTTGTTTATCAGCGTGTCAGAAATGATGCGCGAGATTAAAAGCGCCTTCAACAAAGATTCTGAAACCACAGAGCAAGATCAAATTAACAAGTTTGCTTCTGAAGTTGACTTGTTGATTCTTGATGAATTGGGCATGGACTACGGCACGGACTTTAACAAGGCTTTGCTGTTTGAGGTCTTGAACAACCGATACGCCAACCAAAAGCCAAGCATCCTGATTTCCAACTTGGACACCAGCGCCCTTCGGGACTACATGGGTGAGCGACTGTTTGACCGAATGAGGGAAAACGGCGGCAAGCTCTTGGCCTTTGTGTGGGACAGCCACCGAGGTAAAGAGTGAGCAAAATTTAAGCGGTTTCGGTTTATATCTCAGCAACTTTTAAAGGATGAAAAATGATTGAATTGCAAAGCAAAGAGCAACAAGCGGTGAAATTTTGGGTGTCTGATGCAGGGTATTTGTGTATCGAGCAACACAGCCATGAGTTTGGACAAGAAGTAACCTTGTTGCTCGGCCCTGATGCCGTTGAGACACTAGAGGCAAACATTGCCGACATTCGTGAAGCTCAAAGACAAGTTTGGGGCTAAACATGATTGACCAAAAGCCTAACGACTGGCCCGGAAAATACGAGGGAGTACGCCCACCCCTACAAGACGAAACCCCGTTAAGTTGGGAAGAAGTCAGGCATGGTCAACAAAGAGGCGACTTATCGCCGATCAAAGGTTAAAAATGGACTACTTCAAAATTACAGAACCAACTTGCATCAGCTTTTCAGGTGGACGCACATCGGCATATATGCTGTGGCGGGTTCTTCAATCCAACGGCGGCAAGCTACCCGAAGAAGCTGTGGTTTGCTTTGCCAACACGGGGAAAGAGGACGAAGCGACCCTGAAGTTTGTTCACGACTGTGCGACAAACTGGAATGTGCCGATTGTGTGGCTGGAGTACCAGGATGCAGAGGAAACCAAAGACCGCTGGAAAGAAGTTACTTTCGAGACGGCCAGCCGCAACGGGGAGCCTTTTGAGGCCATGATTGAGCGAAAAAAGTTCCTCCCTAACTCGGTGATGCGATTCTGCACAACAGAGCTAAAAATCACCCCTATCGCCCGATACATGGAAAGCATAGGCCACAAAGAGTTTGAAACTTTTGCGGGAATCAGGGCAGACGAACCAAAAAGGGTTGTAAGGTTGCGGGACACGCTAAACGCACCATTGGCCCGTGATGGAACGACTCAGGCAGACGTTCAAGCCTTTTGGAAGGCTAATACCTTTGATTTGGGGCTGTCATTCCAAAACAAGGTCACACCTCTTGGAAACTGTGATTTGTGCTTTATGAAGGGCGGAAACCATCAACGGTAGGTTTTGCAAAGACCGCCCAAGTTACGCCCAGATGATGGAGTTCGCCAAAGACCAAACCGACTTTTTTGGTCACGATGAAACCATCCCCTGCTTTTGCGGTGACTGAATGACCGAATACGAAAAGCAACTAAACCAGCTACTCAAACTCTGCCAACACGAAGGCTGGAAACAATACGCATACGCTCGGGCAAAAGAGCTAGAGGCGCATCCAAGTGGGCTTTATGCGGGTTTGGTGGGCGAGTTAGTGGCTAGGATGCAACAGAAAAAGATTGACGATACAAAATAAATTTGTATAATGAAGGTTCAACAACAGGAGATTACATGACACACGCGAAAGACGAAGCACTGAAACTGGCACTGGATTGGTACGACAGTGGGCACGAAGACCGTAAGGAATTTCAAGCAATGATTGAAAACTCGCTTGCATCACCTGTGCAGGAGCCTGTGGCGTGGCGCAATGGCGCACTTCGTGTTGGCGAAGCCCTTTGTTCTGTGGGGCCGTTTGGCTACTACGACATGACCGCCGAGCAGTGGCTTGATTGGGCGCTCAGTGTTGTAACCGTTCATGCACCACCCGCAGCACAACGGCAATGGGTTGGGCTGACAAATGAGGAAAGGTTGACAGAAGCCGCAAGGCATTTTGGCGAAATGCACATTGAGAACTGCGGCCTTGGCAACATCAAAGATTTTGCCCGTGCCCTCGAAGCCAAAATCAAGGAGAAGAACACATGACCCCCGACATCGCAGACATCATCGCTGGTGAACTTGGCGTCAGCCGTGGCACGGCCTACGACATGATGCGCGAGGCTTTGGCAGATGCATTACCCCTTGACCCCTGCTGTTGGCCCGGTACGAGCTGTAATGCGCCGAAGCCTTGGGCGGGGCTGACGGATGAGGAAAAGGAAGCCATCTATCGGCAAGCAGATGCTGAAAACTGGCATGACCAGCCGCTGCTTGAGGCAGTCGAGGCCAAGCTAAAAGAAAAGAACTCCAAGGGCCAACCATGAAAACCCCCACATGGCCCTTCGCAGTCACTTACCCTGCAACCAAGCCAACACCTTGGACTTCGGCGCAGGTTAAGGAATACAACCAATCCCAGTTGGCAAAGATGCCAGCGGCTTTACTTTGAGGCAAAACATGAGCGATAAATTTAGGCCCGTCAATTGGTCAGACATTACCCAAACAGGCGCGCCCATTATTGGATGGGGCATTGAGCGCAAAAAACAAGGCGAAAGCCGATACAAGCCTGTTGGATGGAATGGTGAGATTCACCCCTTCAAGACAAAAAAAGAGGCGCAAGCTGTCTGCAATGACCTAAATGAAAACTGCATCACGAAAGGCCAGCCATGACCCAAATTGCAACAGTAGAGCGATTACTCAAGCGCAAAAAAGGCGTAACAGCTTTTGAAATCATCATGGAGGCTAGGACAGTCTGCCCACATAAGCGGATGTCTGAACTGAAAGACAGGGGTTGGACGATCACGAAAA